AGTTACAAAATCCCCAGTTTCTGCTCCATGACCTGTGGCAGCTACTGTTATAACAGAAGAACCATCAGTTGCTGTAAACACATCATTTGCGTCTGATGTAACTCTTATGGGGGTTATGTCGTTGAAGTTTTCTCCTACCTCTAAAAAAACTTTATTATTTGTTCCTAATGCTAGAAAGTCATCTGAAAAAGAAGTTATATAACCAAATAACGCACGGCAAGTCCCAGTTACATTAGTTGGGCTGTATCTAGCCCAACCGTTTAGTTTTTCAGGGTACCCATCAATAAAACGAATTTTATCACATTCAAACCAACCCCCCTCATTAGAGTAATTAGTTATATTTCTGTTTACACCTGCTTTAAATTGTAATTTTTGTAGCGCCATATTAATATGACCAGATAGTTGGACGAGGTCTTGCAGGAGAACTTTCAATAGTGTCTAGGTGCAAAAACCTCGCCCCGCCTTTCTGATTTACTCCTATTCCTGTAAAACCTACTAAGAAAGCTAAAGATAAAAGTTTATACGCATCTTGTCGTTCTATAAGAATATCACAAGCCTGACCGGTAGAATGTGCGCCTGCGGCTTTTTTCATTGCTTCAACAGGGTGTGTTGGGTCACGATACCCACTAGAAATGTTTAACGGTTTACCAAAATTATCTCTAAGTTGATTTAGTTTAAAAATAAATTCTTCATCCATTTCTGACTTGCCTGTGTGCGAACAAACAAACTCATCAGATTTAAAGTATTTAGATTTACTCCAATCAACACTCATTAGTTTTTCTTTGCTTTAGATTTAGCTAAATTTTTTCTAAGAAGATTTGCTTGTCCTTTATGTAAAGCAGATGCCTTGTCAAGCTCTCTAATTAATTTACGTTTTTGTGCTGTTGTTAAGTCTGTCATAGCTTAGGTTCCTTTTTGCTAAACATATCTTGAAGTTCTTTGCTCTTCTCCTTAGAGCCAGTGCTAGAGCCAAAGTAGTAGTTTATACAACTCATTAAGGCTCCTGAGAGCAAACCCAGTATATAGAGACTAATCTCATAATTCTTACCAGATTCAATGTCCATGAATAAAATTGCAGACATCATGCCAAAGGTGAGAAAAACGATTAAAATGGCTAAACACGGTACGATGATTTTATTTACCATTGGGGCAAATTGTGAATTAGCGATTTTCATTTCTCGCTCACGAGCAGAGTCTACATTTTGAAACTCAACTTCTATTTTTTTTAATTCACCACTTTGTTCTAGCTTCTGTAGTTCTAATACGGCTTTAGCTTTAGCTTCAGGGTCAGGAAGAATTTTATCTAAAACCTTCTCTGCTACCGGCAATAATCCTGTAATTAAATTTAACATTAGCTACTCGCTTCCTTAATCATATCAATTAAATACCAAATCATGCTTATTAAAATTGTTCCTACAATGGTTATAGCACTTCCCATCATAGTATTATAGAAGAAGGCTTTACGTCTACGAATCTGTTCATAAACTTCTTTCTCTCTTTTTTTCTTTATCGCTCTACGTTGATGAATAAACTCCTTATAACCTTTAATCCCTAGATGATTCAATGCCCCAATATAAAACATACTTTTTATTTCTTTTTCCTGTTCTTCGATTTTTCTTTTGGCTACTAATGTATCAAATGCTTCTGCTGTTGCTGATTTACTGTAGGCAATCTTTTTAAAAATAGAAGGTTTGGCTTCCTCCTGAGACATCCATTCTTGCAAATCACTAATATGTCCTGCCCACTTTGATAAGGATTGATATACTGCATCAGCCTCGTCTGCTGCTTTAGCAACTTTTTTTACTACTGTAAAAGCAGTATTTGCAGCTGCTAGTATAGTAAGTGGGTCCACTTTATTTCCTTAATTCTATAAAGACCTTTATATTCATTTATGAGTGATGCTCCGTATAAGTGCCTATTACCCAACCCTTAGTGTTGTCTGACTGGTACAAAGCTTCGTTCCAAACATAATATTTTCCAGCAGCTTTTTCAGCATCCGTGGGAGTAGGTTCCACTATTGGAGGCTGCCAATCTTTATTTGAGTCTAAACTCCAACTAGGATAGGGCTGTGGCAATATAAAAACACCGTTAACATATGTTCCTCCTATCACAGCAGGTCTATCACCTACCTCATGCCAATTAGTTTCACTCCACCCCTCTTCGGCTACGGCAATACTTTCAATAAAAGTAGTACTTGGATTAACGTAAGCAAAATTCTTCATGCCGCATACCTTATAATTATTATTCCTTGTTTCCCATCTCCTGGCGCACCGCCTGGAAACCCAGAACCTCCTCCTCCTGAACCAAAAGAAGCAGCATCCCCACCATACGAATGAGGATTATTTCTTCCTGCATTACCCGCACCTGAACCGCCTTGTCCTCCTCCTGTGCCAGGATCTCCGCCTACGGAAGCACTATCATTAGACCCAGCCCCACCTCCAGAAGCAACTATGCCTGAGTTTGCTTCGGTAAATGATGAGAAACTAGCAAAAGCAAGATTCGTGTCCATAGCCGTCAAAGCCAAACCTTCACCCCCTGCTCCTCCTTTTCTACCTGCAACATTAGGGCTTCCGCCTGCTGCTGATGCTCCACCTCCTCCCCCTCCAGCATAGGGGGAACCTCCATGTCCTGCACCCCCCGCATTTGTGTTGGCACCTGTTCCTGAAGAAGCTGCTTTATTATACGATGCTCCACCGCCTGATCCACCCGTTGTTGAAACTCCATTATTTCCAGCTCCATTTCCACCGCCTAATGTAGCTAACAATGAAGAAACTTCACTTGTGCCTCCTCGTCCACTCGATACTCCACCTGCACCAACCACAATTGTATAAGCAGTCTCAGAAGAAACAGTTAACTCAGTTAAAATGTCAACCTCGCCAGCACCTCCCCCGCCTGAAGCGTCAATGCCCCCTGCTCCACCCCCACCTATAGATATTACATTTATAGTGCCGCCAGCACTAACATTAAAGGTGCCGTTTCCAGTAAAAACGTGATATTTAAAACTACCAATAGTTTGAGTTTCATTACCACCTGTAGCAATAACTCCGCCCGCACCACCAGCAAAATTACTAAGAAGTACTTGATGAATACCTGTCATAACTTAACTCACGTTTCCCGTTATAAAACACCCACCCGCTGTTACATATAAAACAGTAGCAACTCCGTTAAACCCTAACGATATGACGGCTGTTGCTGATTCTCCGCCCGCTATAAATGCCGTTCCTGCTGCCGATATGGTTGTAGTAGAAGCTGCGGTTTTACCACCAAAGGGTGTATTTACTAAAGTAAACACCGCACCAGCAGTAAAGGTTGCTGGTAGTGTAAAGTTTTGAACAGACGTTGCCGTTCCCGCAAACAAGATAAAATTACCATTGTCCAAAGCTGAAGCAGTTGCTGCATCTGTTACCCCTGCACCAAAAACCCTAGAATTAGGTACTGATCTTAAATTACCATCCACATCAAGATAAGTTTTATTAGTTAAGGTGGCAGTGCCAACTTGTGAAACTAAAGTGGAACTAGCTCCTTGAGGTAAAAGCATAGTGTTAGTGACCCCCTCACTATGTGGTTGAGCCCTTACTCTTTGCCCATGCGTGTTAGCGTGGCAGTTTAGTTGAATTTGACCTTCTACAGAAGAGCCATCTCCTTTTACCTCTACAATTTGTGTTGCAGGATTAATTGTTAGATTTCCTGTCTCATTGTCTATATCACCCTCAACCCCAAGAGTAGAAGATACAGATACAGCACCTTTAACATTTAATGTTCCTTGTGCTGAAGCATTACCTTGAATATGAAAAGTTCCTCCAACTGAAGCATTTTTAAGAATACCTAAATTACCTGTAGTATTTGCTGTAGCAAATGTAAATTCATCTGTTATTGTAAATGTTCCAGTTACAGAAGCATTACCAGTTATGCCTAATGTACCACCTACAGAAGCTGCACCTATTACACTTAAAGTTCCTAATGCCGAAACATTACCTGTTACACCTAATGTTTCACCTACAGAAGCAGCACCACCAACTGATAAAGTATTTAACACTTCCATAGCACTTGCACTACTAACAGCAGAAGTTACAGCCGAACCATCGGTGTATACTATTGCTGCTCCTCCAGCAGGTACTGTTTGTGTGTTAAATAAATTTGTTCCTGCTGCTGTACCATTTCTTACTGAAACATCTACAGTTAAAGTGTTGTTTATAAGATAGCTTTTTTCGACAGTTGGTAATAATAAAACATGACCTGCTGTTCCTGTTCCAATTAAGTTTAAACGATAGTTTCTTCCAGCTTGTATATTATTTGAATCAATCAATGTTACAGATGCAGTTGGTGCATCATTAGCAAAAGTAACATCAGTTGTTCTTGCAATAGCTTCTTCTAAAGCAGTAAGATTATTATTAGTTATAGTCCCCCATTCCCCAGAGTTTTGCCCTGTTGCCATGAGTTGAATTTTTAAATCTGGTGACGATGATGAAGCCATTTTGTTCTCCTATGCTGCTTCTACTATTATAGTCCAATTAGGGGTTTGATCCGTATTTACTTCTCCCCACACTAATACTCTTCCTATCTGCCCAGTAGCAGAAAATCCTGAAACTTGTAAAGGTATCTCTGAACTACCTAACTTTGCTGTGCCACTAACCCCTGTTACATTTTGGTTAATCGTGGTTGCAAAAGTAGAAGTTCCTACACCTCCTACACCTCCTACTCCAGTAACTACTACGGCTTTACCTGTTACTGCTTCAACAGAACTAGAACTTGCAGTTGCTCCAACACCGTCTACAGATACTTCTATTACTGGCGATCCATAGCCGTTTCTACTCCAAGTGCCAGAACCCCAGCCGATAAAGGATTCGCTAGAAGGCATTTTATGCTATTCTAATAATTGCTGCTGCGCTTGTTGCTGCAGGAAATACTATTGTAAAATCCCCCGCTGTTGCAGATTTAGACCCACCAAAATCCAACACTGCTACTGCTGGGTTTATTAAAGCAGCTCCAGCATTATTAGATGTAAACGGAGTGCTATTGTAAATCAATGCTCCGTCTGAAGTTAAAGTAACGTTTAAAAATGTTAAGTCAGAAAAATCTACAAAGCCTGATGTAGAACCTGACGTTACTCCAATAACTGTCAACGCAGAACCTGTAGCTACATAGTTAGTTCCTACACATTCGCCTGCCGTAACAAATCCAGTTGTAGATGCGTTTAGTGTTGCTCCAGATGAATATAAAGCGAGTTTAAACGTACTAGCTGCACTTTGACCTGTTGGATGAAAATTGTGTACACTTAACATTACTTCTTGTTTAAATGAAGTACACATTGCTTGTGTAATTGCCATACCTAACTCCCTATTCGTCTAAAATTTTTATTAACTCAGAATGTCCTGCTTGCCTAAACTTGTGTGCTAATGTTGTGTTGTTACTGCTTATAGCTTCTTTCATGTAGTGAACTATAACTTTTCTAATGTTTTCTTTAAATGCTTCTGCTTGTTCTCTGATGGCAGGATGTGTTTGACTACCAACAGATATAATCTTAGCTACAGCCCTTTCAGATATTTCTTCTGGAGTAAAGCCCCTGTTAGAAGTTGTGTAAACTTTTACGCTTCCTCCTAATAATGCTGATGTGCCGTTTCCTATCATTTGACTTGATACCTCGCTTGTTCTGTTCTATAAGCATCTTGACGATTCTTACCTTCACTTAACTGTTTAAGTCCAATTATAGACTCATTGTACCTTTGACTATAACTTTGAAAAGTATCCGCTTCAGCTTTCATAAATATGTGCGCTTCTATTAAAGCCCCATACAAAAGAGCAGAATCGTAATTTTCTCCTAACCATGAAGTGCCTTCAGTAATAATTGATTTTGGGTAATAAAAGTAATGTAGTTCAGATTCATAGTCTTGATCTGGTGTTGGACCTAGTATAAATGTAATATCGCTAAATAGAGCATAATGGGTAGGTGTCCCTGTGTTAGTAGGGTTTGGAAACGCTTCCCTTATATAATTAGTATCTTTATTTAAAAGATAATTGTACGCTCCTGTAGTAGGATCAATAACAGCTAAAGAAAAATCGGCTAACCAATCAGTTGGAACCCGCATATATTGGTTATTTTTTGTAAGCCCACCAACTACATTTTTCTTTAACGCTAATATTTGTACAGAATTATATATTTTTTGCTCTGCTTGTTTTATAAATCTATTAACTTGCTCTGTGCTGGTTAAAGAAACAGAGTTACCAATACTATTTGTAAAAGAAGTATCAGGAAAATCGTTTTCACAATATCCTTTTATAGTTTCAAAAAGTTCTTCGTAGTTCATTATGCAAGCCTAGTTGAAGACTTATTGCCTTTAATAGCAGCTCCTGATCCTCTGATCTTTACTGTTTGAGTATTAGTTACTTTATCAGGATACC